ATAACGGTCAGGGGTTCCAGGTCGCAAGGGGTAAAGGAATGCTTAATAAGTCTCGTGAGACTTAATACAAGTATACATTAATAAAGTTTATGTTAAGTTTCTGGTACTACACCGCTAGAGAAAGCTGCCCATGCTAAGCCGATTGCTTCGATAGACGAGATCTCACCTGAGGCGTACGGTAGGTTGACCACATCACCAACGTGATAAACCGTTGGGACCCCACTGGCCTTGATCTCACTGAAGCCATATTTCCGAACAGCTTGCTGCTCTGGGGATAGCACAAATGTTCCATCCGTAATCTCACCAAACTCAGCCATTAGACCCCCGGTGTACCACCTTGTGCTGGAACATAGGCTTGTCCATTCTTATCAAACATCGTAAAACCTGACATCAAAACAAAGGTTGATGGGACGTTAAACAGTTTCTGCATCATTGGCATCATCATTGGTGCCTGGCAGTTGTATGGAGGTACATCCATGATCGACAAACCTCTTGCCGCAAGGTTGTAACCTGCTTTCTCATTGTCTTTAGCTGCTTGAGCAACAAGGTTCTGCTCCCACTCTGTGATGCTTCCCATAGCGACAGGAAGGTCTGATGGTTCTGGCGGGAAGACTTTCTCGGTAAATTTCATTGCATAGATGTGTTTGCAGTAACGCAACTCATCAAGAAGAGGCGACCAGAAGTCAGTGAGTGAAGTAATGGTGTACGAACCGTCTGGATTACGCCTAGTCGAGTAGTCTTCAAAGTTTGGCGGACCTTCTGACACTGCTCCCTCTAGAGAAGGAAGAGGTGTGTTCCTGGTGTATTGCTTACCAAAGTCCCTAAACACACCTGGATTATCACGCAGTGCTCCAGGGACTACCGATGAATTTGGTGTGACGGTAGGAGGAATATTGTATTGAGCTTCAGGTGCAACCACCTGCATACCACGATTGACTGTGGCGCTGGTCATTGCACTGTTGTTGACCTGACCATCAAGCGTCATGATCTCGTAACGACCAGGCTTAATGGTTGCTGCCCTGGTACGTGGGAAGACCTTCTGGTTTCCTTTGCCAAGACCCATCATGTACGCAAAGTCACGACGAGTGAAGTCTTGGCAAGAGCAGCAATACCGAGTGCCTGTCATCAAGAATCGACCGACGTGCGGTGCAGTGGTCGCAGGAGTCTTGAAGACTGCATCAGGTGTGGACTCAACAGAACCTTGCTTCTGAAGCGTCAGGAGCCCTGTCTTCTCGTCTGTTGACACCAAGACTGCCTGGGTGTATCCGTAACGCGTCTGAGTGGCAGGATCAATGGTCTCAGAGTTAATTGGAGTGCCACCAACGGCAACAATCCGATCTTCCAGAATTTCACCGTTGATTGGATATTGGGCTGGAACAATAACCTGACCACCGATCACAACCGGTGGGATGTACAACGGTGGAGGAAGAGGGTTGGATGCGCTCCAGGCTCCGCTGAGAGTGACGTACCAATAGTTTTCGTCCTCAGTAACAGACGCAATCGGAGACGGGTTACCACCAGAGTCACGGATGTTGTCAAACCGAAGACTGCCTGCAGTACGTACACCGGCCCAGTGCATCCCAAACTCTTTGTTCTTTGTTGGAAAACCTTGGAAGACGCCAGGGATCTTGGGTGGATTGGCTCCAGGAGGAATTACGGTTCCTGGCGGTAGTGGAATCGCGTAATCAAACGGGTAGCTGTAAGTGTTGTCTGCGAGCGTATTGCAGTACAACTCAAAGCCTCGCCGCCAGCGAGACCAAGCTGATTCTCTGTTCGAAGAGTAGATCGAATCAGGGACAGAGCCTTTAGAGAACTCTGTCCTTATCGGTTGTACGTTACTGGGGCCAAAGTCTTCTGCACGCGAAAAGGTATCAAAGGTATTCCCTTTGCTGTTGCGGACTGCCCCAAAAGAGCTTCCACGCCTTTTCGCCATGATTAGAAGAAGCCGCCTTCTGCGTAAATATGAGCGCCAGCGGTGTAGCCAGAGATGTTAGGACCGTCAGGGAAAACACCAACATAAATACGGTCGCCACGCTCCAGGTAGATGCCCTTGTTGCGGAGAGGAGCAGTAGCCCCTAAGCCAGAAGTGTTGCCAGCCTGAACGACGGGAGTTGCCAGCTGAGGCATCACATCAGAGCAGTCCACCACACCGCTGTCAGCTGGGACCGTCTTGGAGAAGATCAGACGGTAGTCACCAGATGCAGGCACGGGAGTCGTGGTGCCACGGGTGTGGTAGAAGGCAAAGGTAACAGCAGGCTTGTAACCGTAAGCAACACCCTGGTAGCTGAAGCCAGTAGCGGTACCACCGGAGTATTGCAACGAGGTGTTGACGCCGGTCAGGGTGGTGGCACCGGTGTAGGTGTAGTAACCAACGCCACTGTCAGCAGCTAAACCAGTAAGAACACCGGTATCAGTGACGTTAATAATTTGACCGCTCGTAATGGAAATGACGGTACCTGAAGTGCCAGAGCTGACAACGTAATCAGCAGCACGGTGGAAATCATTACGAACAATCGTGATGGAATCAATAACACCACCACTGTTATTATCTTCGCTCAACGCAGCATCCATATCGACCAAGATCGAAGGAGCCTGGCCGCCTTGCACAAACAGCGTATTAGAAGCTGCACTACCAACGGTCTGAGTAGTTACTCGGACCGAGTCAAATAACGGACGATCAACCAATAATGGCTGTTTATTGGTGCTAGTAGATGCCACTTCTTTTGTACCGCTTTTTGTTAATTATAGCCTCATTGACCACCAAACCTTGCCATGGCATTAAAGAAGCCAGGGGAAGAGCCAAAGGCCTTTTGGCCAAGTAATTGAGGATTGTTTTGAAGAGCTAAAAATTGCTGGAAGTATTCACCACCATCTTCTTTCGGTTTGAACTTAAACCGTTTCTCAGCAATGTATTCAGTTTTCTCTTGTGGCTTCATTCCATAACCACTAAGCCCAGCTGAGTAAACCTCGCCGGGCAAGTAGTCTGCATCAATATATTCAGCAAAGCGAGCCATGTTTAAAAACTAATAGGAGGCAATGGACGAAGCGGAATATTTGAAAATAATCCAGGGGGAGCAATAACTCCCTTAAGCGCCTCTTGAAGTAACCCCTGAGTTAATTGTTGTTTCAAATTAAATTCAGGTTTTTCTTTTAATCCAAGAGAAGAAGAAATGATGTCTTCCACACTTCTGCCCTCCTGTTTTGGCGCTGCAGCAACAGGGGCCGGAGCCGGAGGCGCAATCTCCTGACCATAAACCTCTTGGAGTTTTGAAAGAGATTTAACTGGTTGTCCGTAGTAACTACGTCCGGTTTCTGTTGGGAACGATGCCCACTCAGGCGACAGTGCAGCAGCAACACGCTGGCTTAAACCTTCTTTCTGAACGGTGGCGAGACCACCAATGTCCATCAAGCGATTACGGGCCAAACCAAGGGCTGCAATATCTTGCTCCTCTGGGCCAAAGCTTTTTAAGCCTAAGCGAGATGCTTGCCCTTGCCAAGTGCCAGGGAGGAACTGATAAGCACCTGCCGCTGCACTGGAGTATCCGCCACTCTTAATAACTTTGTCGGGATGACGGCTCATGTCCGAGAACGTCCCACCACCAAACATGGTTTGGTACCCCTTAGGACCAGCTGTTCCTTCTGCAAACCGAATGGTCTTCAGAAGCTTTTGGCCTGCGGGAGTATTACGAAATTGTTCTAAGAGTTGACGTTCAGTCATCTTTACTACCTTATTCTCCTACCCAATTTGACTCTGCCTTGAGACCAGGGGTAAAGACTGCTTGTACAGAGATAAACAGACTTACTGCAGTGGTAAGACTTCGAACAAAATTAGGGCAAAGAGTCATGGGATTAAGGCAACAACACTGGCTCCCGTGAATCAAAGATTCGTGTCCAGCTGGTTGGTCTTACATGCTGAGCAATGCCAAGGGTTTTATTTTGCTTGTTTCAGGAGTTGCTCTTTGTATTTTTCAAGCAACTCTTGAGCAATAGGAGTAACTAAAGAGCCGCCATCTGTAATTGCGTTAAACATTCCCTCTGTTGCAGAACCGAAAGAAGGAAGCTGTCCTGGCATTGGCGTAACATTTGGTCGAACTCCTTGCTGATTAGCGGGAGCAATAACGTTCAACATTGCTTCCGATTCAGAAGACAGGGTGGGAACTGGAGTGCCACCAGGGTATAAAGTTTGTTGGATTGCTTCGTACCCAGACTGTCCTGGTTTTACTTGTTTAGCCAAACCCCCGTGTTTTGCCGCCCATATTGCCATTCCTTCGTCACGAACCTTGGCGCGTGCTTCTGCAATTTCTTGCTTCTGCATATCAGGGTTCGATTTCACCATTGCCTCGACCCGAGCACGCTCCTGTTGATAAGCGCGATCTTCTGGAGATAACCGAGAAAGAGGATCTGCAGGAGTGGGAGCGCTGTCGGGAGAAGTAGACGAAGCACTAGGGAGAATACTTCCGTATTTACCAGCCTCAGAGCCGGCCTTGTAAACTAAATCTTCACCTCTCTGGGCTGGATACCAAGTACGTCCACCAACATTAATTGGACCACTACCTGCTGCTGCGGAATTCCAGCCGCCTTTACCAAGAAGAACTTCTTCCCCGCCTAATTCAGCTGCATACAATTTGGGGATACCACTTCCAGTCCCCGTGAGAGCCTGAATAGCTCCCATAAGAGGATTTGCAGGTTGAGCACCTGTAATTCCTTGACCTGATCTTAATTGATTTAAAACAGCTTGCTGCGCATCAACACGACGTTTAACGGCTTGCGCGGAGCGACGATCACCTCTAGGCATGATTACCTCCAGTTTTCCATTAAGTAAATACGTGAGCCAACAGCGGTGTCAGCAGGGCCAGGTAATGCCTGGATAAATTCAGCGCCAGAACGTTCATAGCGATACCTGGCTTGGAACGGATCCTTATAGTTAGGAACGTAAAGGATGCCAGCAAGGCGGTTGGTTTCGTAGAGGTAAATCTCGTCCCAAACCTTTAGTGCCTCTTTTGCATTGCTGGATCGAATCGTACGATCCACGTCACCAGCGATGCTCTCAAGGCGAGTCGAAGGAGAAGTTGCAACTTCAGTTTTCTTCTCTGCAGTATCACAACGTCCAATTTGGATTGTGATCTTGTCGTAGAAGAAGGAGTCCGGGATGGTATTCATTGCTTCTTCCAGACGGGCATAATCACCCGCTGGAACTGAAACAGTGAAGTATCCCAGGTGATACCTGACTCTACTTTTGTCGAAGTCAGAAAGCTGCACTTCTAATGCTCCTTATCAATTAATTATAAAAGCAAGTAATCAATTAAAATATTGATCAAAACTTGGCATCATGGGGCTAGTTGCCGCGTAAGAAGAAAGAAAACTAGGGGGATTTAAGGCTTGAGAAATTACACCACCAACAATTTGTTCTTTGAGTTGTTGCTGTAACGTCTTTGGCTTTTCTCCTTGCATGCCAGCTCCATAAAGAAAGGCTTTAAGGATATCTTCCGTACGCGCATCTCTTTCTTCTTTGGGAGGCGCTTTACTTTCAACTTGAGGAGCAATGGAGGCTTGCTTACCAGGTTTGGTATGAAGCAGCTGAATCTCGTATGGATTGCCTTGGGGATCAGTGGTTTTTAGTGTGCCAAACCCTTCGCCAGGGGTATAGGTACCCGTGCCCTTATACGCAATGTTCTGAGGGTCAATACCAAGATCAATGCCACGGTGATACGTAGAAGCACCTGCAACCGGTGCCTTGCGTTGACCAAAAGGAGAAGTAATTTCGTAATTCCATTTCCACTGATCCCCTTGTTGCTGGACCAGGGGAGTTCTATTCTCTCCTACAACAATGTTCTGCAGAAGCGTACGAGCAGTTTGTGGATCAATATTCTTACCTTTCTGCGGACCAAACTGCGGGATTACACGCACATCGAGATGAGGAGCGGTAGTAGGAAAGATATCCTCACCCGCAGCAGCAATTCTTCCTAATGGAATTAATCCAGACATTATCTTTTTCTTTTTATTCTAAAAGCAAAAACCCCTGGTTTCCCAGGGGCTAGAAGGAGATGAGATTAGACGCGGATTAGATTAGCCGCTATTACAGAATCCCAGTCAACTCGCTTGATTTGCTTCAGCTGTTCGAGATTGTTAAATCTTTCACCCGATAAGGACATCTGGAGATCTTTAATCTCCCGAGCTGTCTTAAGGCCGATGCCCTTAATATGATCTGCGATCATCTGGGCGGTCGCCCCATTGATGTTGAGGCGAGTATCAGGCGGGAAGGAACGGGGTTCTTCTTGTGCTGCCTTATCTTTTACCTGAAGCGTTTTAACCTTTTTGGTTGCTTCTTCGTCTGGCTGAAGCTCAGTTTTGTAAGCAGTGAAGAGGCGACCGTCCTGGTCTTCGACCATGAACCAATCGCCATCATCCCATTCGCTAACAACTTTTACTCGTGTGCCAGTCTTTTTGTGCTGATAAAGCATAAGGACCAGAGATAATTTCTGGTCCTAGTTTAACTTATTCAGCTAACAGTGCGGCCTTCCAGATATCCGTCGATATCTTCGTAACCAGCAGCAACATCGGGCTGGATGTAGCAAACTTCCACAACCAGGTAACCAGTCTTGCTGGCAGAGGAGTCACCGCTGGAGATGTAGAAACCGCCAGAGGTGGTCAGGCCGGTAGCGGTGCCACGGGCGAAGACCTTGAAGGTTTCAGCGGAGGAAGTCTCGCGATAAACGCCGGACTGCACCACACCAGCAGCGCCGGTAGCGGTCAGGAAAGGCAGGGTGCTGTAAGCAGCCGAGCCAGCAGCGAAGAAGATTTCGCCAACCTGGGTGCCAGAGGTGGTAGAGGTCAGGTTTGCCTGGCCGATGGCTTCACCAACACCGGTGGAGGCCACAGGACCGCTGGAATCGCGGCAGAAGGTGATCACGTTGCCGGTGGCAGCATACACACCAGAAGCAACGCGGCCATCACCCCAACCGGAAGCCACGGAAAGGGTGGCGCGGTAGACGTAAGCGGGGGTGGTGGAGTCACCAGAGATCACCATGCCGGTGATGTTGGGGCGGGTGTCGTCATTCCGGTAAGGGGAAGGAACGATCACGCTGGCTTCTGCCACTGCACCACCACCAGAGGTGGCGGTAACAGCGACGTAACCACGCTGCTGGAAGTACTTCCAACCGGGGACGGCCAACACAGCAGTGGGGCCGCCCTTCGAAGCGTTGTTGGTACCGGAATCGTTGGTATCAACGTTCTTGTACCAGCCGTTCAGAGGCTCTGCCCAGTTACCCGGGTAGATCTTCTTAGAGGACAAATAGGTCATTATCTTTACCTATGTAATGAAGTAACAATTAATTATCAGAGCACGCCGTCATCAGAGACGAAGCTGTAGGCGGTGGTGACGAAGTCCTTGTTCAGGATCTCGAAGCCAGCGTACAGTTGCCAGATCAGGATGATGAAACGGCTGAAGTCGTCGTTGTTGTTGATGAGCACCTGAGCGTTCGGGCCGCCGATGCCAACGCCAACAGACTGAGGACCGAAGAAGTAACCCTGAGCAACTTCCTGGGAACCGTAGGAGGAACCTTCGTCGAAGGAAGCGGTAACGCTCTTGGAGGGGAAGTTGGTCGACTCGAAGAACTTCACACCTTCGAACTGAACACCAGTAGGCATCACAGGTTCGCCAGCCAGGAAGTAGGCCTGACCAGCCTGGGGACCCATGTAGAAGCTGGAGTTGTTAGGCATCATGGGGTTACCCATGTACATGCCTTGACCAGGATTACCAGCGTAACGAGCGATCTCACGGAAGTCGGGATCACGACGCAGGTGCATCATGAAGGTGGGATCGCAGATGCAGCGATACAGACCATCAGCAAAGGTAGGAACGTTGCGCTTACGCAGGTCCTTAACAGTGGTGAGAAGGTCGGTAGCAACCGAGAACTGCTGGACTTGAGCGGTGTACTCAGCGGCGGTGTAGGAGATACGACCAGAGGAATCCTTGGTCTTGCCACCAGCGAAGTAGTAACCACCCTGGGAACCAGAGGCGGCACCGTTGGCTTCAGCTTTAGCCAGTTCGTCAATGAAGACGCGGTCACGCCAACGGCGATAGTCGTCGAGCAGGGTCAGAGAACCGATGCTCTGGTGGAACATGTTCAGGTTGCCGGTGTCCAGCAGCAGGCGCTGGGCGGTAACCAGGGTTTCCCGAGCAATCTTGAAGGTGCTGGGCTGGGTGGGATCACCCGGGTCCGCAGGACCGGTGTATTCCTTAAGCACCACCAGGACTTTCTCCTTGGTGATGTTGCGGCTATTAGCAGTACCAATGGTCTGGTCAGCAATACGCTCGCGGCTGTCCTTGGTACCAGGGGTTCCCCAGAACTTGTAGCGATCCAGCTGAACGGTTTGACCAGGCTGACGGGTGAAGTCGTGGACAACCACGGGCTCAACCGCCATTTCCGCGATGTAAGCAGGGTGGGGACGATAGAGTTCCGCACCAAGAATCTTTGGAAAATCGTTATCGATGAACACTTTGTTTTATCCTCCAGTGTCGCAGGAAGTGTTTAATGGGTGAAAGATTCAGACATTGGTATGTCTTATCTAACACAAATTTTAGCAGTCGGTAATTTATTCAATCACCGACATACTTATCACTCCATTACAAACAATTTGTTTGCAACGGCTTGGGGTTGAGCCTGGTTCAGAAGACGCCAGGCGTTTTGGGGATCACGGGCCATCTGCTCGCTAAAGCCACCCCAGAAATCGCCCTGTGCTTGAGGAGCAGCAGCGGCGGGAGGAGCGGGCATTTCGCTCAGTTGAGCCATCGCGTTATTCACCGGAGCAGTGGGATAACCACGGGTCTCCAGTTGAGCTTCGTTTTCGTAAACGGGGTAGGGACCTTCAGGACCGAAGAACTTCAGCGTGTAATCGCTAAGAACGTCGGGGTTGGTGAGAATCTCGTTGTACGCCAGGTTCTCTTGGTGTTCACCAACAGCGAACTCGGCGTAACCCTTAATGGTGTTAGCTGCGCGATTTCCCCACTCGACGGCGCTGTCCACCAGACCCTCGAGTTGAACCGCGTAGTTGTTCAGAAGAGCCGGAGCTTCGATCCCGAACGCGTCCATCACCTGACGGCTTTCCTGGCTCATTCCCACCAGGTCCGCGATTTGCTCCAATGAGGGAGTCGAGGAGGTTTGGGAATAATTGGGCGAGGATTCCTGGCTGGGAGACCAGGTCAGCGGAGCCGATTGTTGCGTAGCTTGGCTGCTGGGCTGTCCGTAGTTGGCCGGGGTAAACTCGGTCGTCTGAGGCGACGGTTGACCCTGGAACGGGGACTGGACTGGTGCGCTCAGCAGGTTCACCACCTTGTTGAACGCCGATTCCCAAGGATTCCCCGCCGAGGTTTCCACCGGTTGGGATTGGGGGGCGTACTGAGTAGGGGCTGATTGGTAGCTGGGGGCTGCCTGAGGTACCGCTTGGGGGTAACTCGTACCCACTTGATAAGCCACTGGTGCCGGTGCCGCCGGTGCTGCTGGTGCCGGAGCTGCCGCCACGTAGCTGCTGGGTGCGACGGCCGCTGGTGCTGGGCTCGTCTGTGGGATCGATTGGACGGTAGCGTCCTGCATAACTCATCTCCTTTTGTAATGCTTCTAGGGTGCGATACAGATATGGGGTCAAATCCAATCGCGGATCCGCAGCCATCGGTAAGTCCGGTGATTGCGGGTGAGGGGTCTGCATCATCCCCCCCACGAGGCGAGCGAACTGAGAGTATGCACCCTGTAATTCGTTCACCATCCTGAACGGGAACCCCGATAGCATCGCGGCCCGCTCCTCATCCGTCTTAGACGGGAAGAGGTATTTCAGTGCTTCAATGCTATCAACACCTAATTCTTGCAGATTTCTTACGACAATGGAGTTATTTAAGATATCTTGCGTCGAATCTTCGTAAACAGGACCTAACCAACGCCACTGCATTGTTACGTCACCATCAGGAATTAAGCCCAAAACTCCGGGTGGAATCTGTTGGGTCCTCAAGCAAGCCATCATCAACTGCTTAACTTTATCTTCGTACATCGCCATTGCGTCGTCGTACATAAGAAGATCTTCTTCTGTTGCAGTCTCTGGAAGCTCAAGAGGTTTTTCTAAGCCTGCGGCAGCTGCTAACGTGTCACGGAAAATACGTTCCTCTTGGAAAAGAATTAATTCCAAGCAACGGCAAATACCGTAGGTATAAATTGAAATTGCTTTCTTTTTGGAAGTTGCGGCAACGCGACCAAACAACGACTTGTATTCAGTTGCGGTGACACCAGCAGAGATTGAAAGTTCGTCAACACCGCCAAGAGCGGTGCGAATCTCTTCTCGATATTGACGAGCAAACGAGTTTTGGTCACCAGTAATGGCATCAGGAACGATGTAACCAACACGGTCATTCGGCTCCAGGTTTGCGATAACCCTTGGTACTCGCAGCTGACCGTCAGAGCCACCTCGATAAATAGGATCAGCCTTAAACCGAGATTGGCTCAAAGCACCAGAACCAGTAAAGCCAGAGTTTGCTGCAATAGAAGGACGTTGAACGGAAGTGTCGCCTCCCGGTTCCATCAGGTCAGTCTTGGGTCTGGAGGAGAGAAGAGTTGGATTACCAAAGAACTGAATGTTCTTCCGCATCGTGCGGACCATCTCGTCATGCGTACAAATGTGATTTGCTAACGCGTCAAATTCACCAGAGCCTTCGTTGGAGAATCCTTTGACGTTGTTGAAGATCTCAACGCAGGGAATAAAACCGAGTGTATTTTTAAAGCTTTTAGTCTTGCCAGTGACTGATTGGTAGTTCGTGTCGAATGAAATCTCACCTTCTGAGTGAGTTTCTTCAATTGTTTTACGTTTAATCGAAAGACGGATGTAGCGTTTGGCAGCGCCGTTACCCATGTTGATGGGACCGCTGACGTTGCTCATCTCAATGTCTTGCTGGTACCCAAAACCGTTGCGTACCTTGTAGCTGTAGATGACTACAACTTCATCCAGCTCGCCATCAATGTTGTAGTAACTACGATATTCGTGCTTACGGAAATAATAGAGACGGTAATTGTTTTTAGTAGGACGGATGTAAAAAAGACCTTGACCATCGCACAGAAAGTAATCCCAGATTGAATCTAAGCGAGTATCAATTGAGTTGTATTTGATAACACGGTCAATAAAGTCCTTGCGCTGGTTACCAAAATTGTCTTGCGCAGGAAAGAACTCGACCCCCTGACGGATGCCGAACATACGCATCTGAGCAAGGTGGGACGCCACAATGCCCGTATCGATCATTGCCCCACCATCTCGCTCGAGGTAGGAATCAATGATTTCCTTAAGCCTTGATTTAGCGTCCCCGGCAGCCATTAACTATCTTTCTTTTTATCTTTATTGATCTTAGCAGCCTTCGCCCGCTTCTTCGAGTCTAACCAACGCTTAAAGAATGCCAGCTCAGCAGGTCCATAAAGCTCTGGATGTTTGAGAGCATTTTTGACAAGTTTTTTAGTCTTCATTTTTTCTCCTGGTAACGTTTAGCAGCTCTTGCTGCCTTACCAGCTTTCTTGGCTTTCTCTGTGTTGGCAATAAATTGTTTTCCTTTTTTACTTCCTTCTTTTTTCTTTTGGTCAGTTTCCTCACGCTCTTCTTTTGACAAGGAGGCCCATGCCTTCTCTGGAAGGTAACGCTTGGTGTATCCCTTTTGAATTGCCTTGTCAGTCATCGTTTAATGGTGTAATCGATTTCATAGGGTTTGAATTTAACTGGCAATGCATACATTAAAGAACGTGCAACGTCGGTCATTGGACTTCCGGTGTCGCTTTGACCTCTATACGCGAGCTGTTTTTGAAAACCTGCAATACCTTTTAGTTCTGAAGGTAATAATTCACGATTATCTTTCAATGCTCCTGTTTGAGAATTAAACTGGAATCCAGGGACAAAAGTAGCAGTTAAAAGGTTTAAAGCTTTTCTTGGTTGGAATTTTCCACTGACCAAATCAGGGTCTTCTGCTTCATTTACCATATCGTAAGTATCTCTGACACGCACTGTTTCTGGAGTAACCTCAGCGTTGTAACGTCCCAGTGTTTGCGTTACTGCTTTCTCTCCTGAACCATACGGCATTGTCGGTCCTGAAGTTGGTACACCTGGCCCAAAACCAGGGACAATAAGTTCTTCGGTCCTTATTGGTTTATCTCCCCTCATTGCGGCTTCTCTGCTCTCCCAAACTGGAAGGCGTTGTCCCGTTTTTACTGCTGGATACCTTTCAGTACCTCTAATAAGAGCTTGTTCCGTGCTGCGATCTAGTTTTAAGTTTTTATTGCCCACTCCTGTTAAATAACGAGCAAACAAATTGATTCGATCAGGAAGCATATTCATTGCTTCACCTGCTGCACTTTGTAGTGCTCCTTGAAGTCGTCCAGCAAGATTAAAGGGAGCCATTATGCGTTCACCTCAATACATTCGTCGGAAGTACGTGATTTCAGAATTTCGTGAATCTCTTGTCTACGACTAAGATTCGCTGGTCTCTCAAAGTAAGGATCTGCGTAAAGACGTTGAGTTAATGCTTGGTACTGAGCACATGACAAAAGCCAGTCATCAACTGGATGTGTCAATGAAAGCAGCAGAGCAAGCATGATCATGCTATGCGACTCCAGGTACAGCTCTTTGCGGCCAAATGCCTTCTTTAATTGCTTGATCAATAGATACGCCTAAGGGTAAAAGTTGACTTGCCCAAAGGTACGGATCAACTAAAAAATCCCTAGGGTCGGTAGGTACATAATTACCGGCTCCTTTTGGTAGAGTCCCAGAATACTTTCCAGCTAATTTCATTTTATGCGGCTCCAGTGACAGCATTTAAAACTGTCTGCATAATTTCAGGAGAATACCCACTTAATTTTAAATCTTCCAATTTAAAAGGATATTGAAAATTTAATAATGCTTCTTTGAGTTGAGTATTGTTTGTTTGATTTGCAAGTGAATGCATTAACTGTTGATTCGGAAAGAAATCAGGAGTGTATTCATATTTTCCAGCTGATGCCATTTTATATAGTTCAACCGAAGAATACCTAGGATCTGCAGGTACGTAATCACTGACTCCTTTTACCAGGGTCCCAGAGTATTTTCCAGCTAATTTCATTTTTTACTCTCCTTGTACTTCTTAGCTGCTGACTTGGCTTTCTTGCGCTTTTCGTACTCGTCTTTGGTCATCCACTTTTCTTTCCCCCATTTCTTCAAGTCTTTTTGCTTCTCACCTTCACCGCCTTTGTACCCGCCACCAGCTTTCTTGTACTCGGAAGCAACGAGCTGAGCTTTACGAGCAGACCACTGACCAGGCTTTCCTCCCTTGGAGCCAGCCATCACACGGTCTTTAATCCGCTCACGAAGCTCAGGTTTCGTGTATTTGGAATCGTCTTGTGCCATCAGGAAACATACTTGCCTTGGAATCCGGCAGGAGGAGCATCTACTCCGGCAACACCTGATCTGGGATCATGAAGAATAAAACGATCTCGTACTTGCTCTAGACGGAAAGGAGTATATCCAGGTCGCTGCATAATGTCTGAAGCTGGAGGAATAGCTAGTTGACTGGGATCAAAGCGAACGGCAGGGGAGCCAAGGGCTCTACCAGCTTCAGCACCCAATTCTTGAGCAGAGCCGGGCTGGGCAAACTGTGGTCCTTCAAAAAAAGTGGAATTAGCTATTCCAGCCATATTTCCTACAGCACCAGGGAGATTGCTGGAACCGGGGATACCGGCAAGAGGAAGCTGAGGGCCGCCACCTGGAGTGATGCCACGACGCTGCATCTCTTCTAGCAACTGACGATTCTCAGGCATGTTCTGCTGAAGACGGCGGATTTGCTCTTCTGAACGACCGCCTAAAGCACCAGGCCCACGGGGGATATCAAAGCTGGGTCCACCGGCAAACAGATTACCTGGCGCACCAGGGACGTTGGATTCACCGCCGTAATACATACTTTTATCCTCAATATTTTTATTTTACTCTTCTATAACTTCGTAACCGGCAGAATCATTTACTTTGCTTAGAATAATTCCGTTGGCACGAATATCCCAATCAAGGAGGTCACCTTCTAGCCAACCAAGTTCCTCGATCAGTTCATCAGGAAGAGTGATAAAGGGCTCACCGTTTTCGTCTTCCTGGACCTCAAGGATGTAGCTCATTTCGACAAAAGCTTTTCCATTAGCTTATCAAGCTTAGTGTTGATTTGTCTAAAGTTCTCATGCATTTCCTGGATCTCCCTAAGAAAATCCACCTTTAATACGTATTCAATTGGCAGTTGCTTCAGGTCATCTTCTAGGCAATCAATACGCCTTTTTTGCGAACTGATGTAACTAAAAGCCTGTTCCATTCTTTCTTTTTGGCGATCCATAATGCGGTTCGCAACCCAAGAACCGCCGGTTAATGCTGAGATACAAGCAGTTAACGCTATCGCTACGTATTCCGGACCCACGGCAAAACGTTTTTCCTTTTTTTAAATTCTAAGGGTTAGTAATCAATGTGAAGTTGACCCTTCCTCGATAGACCAGTGACCAACCAAACTAACGCATCGACACAGTCGTCATGACCACTTACGCCGAAGTTTGTGAGTTCCTCGAAGAGATTAGTGAAGTTCCGATAACGATTAAAAATGATCTTTCGGTCTTCAAACATGCCCATGATTCCACGGAAACGTGCCAGCTTGTCTGCACGGAATCCTTTGACTGGATGCCAAATCAAGTTGTAGAGACCTTCGTTATTCAAGCAAACCCGCTTGAAGTCTGCTTCCAGGGAGGCCTGGTACTGGACAGCTTCTGACCAGATGTCACACGTTGAATACGTTGGGAAGTAATTACCGTTAGCGTCTTGCCCAAGTACTGACCAATCGTTGAGAAGCTCTTTCATTGCATCGAGTTTCTCGAGGTTACCCATCACCCTGATCCGTCTGTAATCAATAATGTGGATGCGATCTTCGATTCGACCACCCAAGATCATGACGGTGTAGTCATTCTTTTCCTTGGTGCCAGCAGAAAGGTCAACCCCAACGCCAAGCGTGTCGAACTCCGTTGAGATCTCTGCTTTAACAATCAGTTCTGGTGCGAGAGAAAGCTCGTTCTGACGAACGATCTGATTCATGTACTGGAATGAGAAAGCAATCGGTGCTTGATGTTTCTTCTCCTTCAAGTACTCCAGTGACCACATCTCAGGCCAGTAGGACTCTTCTTCACCAGTCTTTGGGTTATTGAGGATGGCAGAGAGAACGATCTGACTCCAGTTGTTTTGTTCGTTGAACGTTGTGGAGTGGATGTCGTCATGCCTAAAGCGAGTACCAAGGCAGATTGCCCTGGCACCTTCAAACATCGTTGGTGCAATCACAGCATTCCAGTTGTCCTGCATCTGTTTTCTGATGTCAGGGTTGGAGATATCTGCAGCTGATTTGATGGCGTCATCAATCATCACCAGGTGCGAACGTTTGGAGGTCACGGAACCCTTTAGACCTGCAGCGCAGAGTGTGAATTGTTCATCACCAGTGGTGTCAATGCCAGCAAACTTGTGATCAATCGACCAGTAC